CTTGACCTGTGCCGCCGATGCATTCGCAATGGTCGTGCCCTTGGCCTTATATGCTTCCTCTTCCGCTGCGTTGTACTCCTTGGCGGCTTGTACGCGGAGCTGTGAACCCTGCACCAGCAGCGAGCCAATGTTCGCGCCGTTGTTAATGGTGGTCTGAAGGTCGGCGGCGTAGTTCACCTTATTCTGCGCCTTGATTTGCTTAGACTTCTCTCTGTTTGCGATGCCGGTTTGTACGGCACCTAGTACGGCAGACGCCGCAAGCATCCAAAGCATTACGCTCTCCTGAATCGCTGGTGGTAGCGGAAGCCGTATTCAATACTGCGAACGTTCAAGTCGTAGTAGTCGTCGGTCTCCAGAGTCAACAGGGCGGTACGCATGTCCACACGAGCCGGGATAGTTACCGTCTCTGTGTCTGCGAGCGGGTGCCCTGCGCCGAGTTGCTGGCTGTACAGCCGTAGCGGTGTGGTGGTCGCCTCACCAGTCTTGCGCACAAGGTCTGTGACGCTATATGAGAACTGGCCCGTGTTCGCAACCGACACCCTGTACCGGTGCAGTACTGCGCGGGTGGTGGTGATGGGTACGTCTTTGGAGTCTTTGATAACTGGCGGCGTCAGGGTAAAGCTCGATTTGAACTGGAACCCTATGGTGTACTGCTCGCCCACCAGCGCCTCTGGGACTTCCAAGTCCAGCGTGCTGCTTATCGTCTTGTTCAGAATCTTCTGCCCAAGGAATGCGTTCTCCCCGGCGATCTTGAACGCGCGAATATCAGTGCCTAGAGTGTTGATCACCAGCGGCACGGAGATGACGCCCGGCACCGAGCAAGTAGCCTCCACGTAGAAGTCGAGGCGCGGGACCTCTGGGCTGACATCGCCTGCACCGCGCTGCATGTCAATGCGACAGATGACCAGTTGACCAGCCACACCGAACAATGCCACCAACACATCACCGGAGAAATACGCATCGATCACGGGCCAAGAGAATTGCCACTTGTGCCAAGCCGCATGGACCTTCTCAGCAGCTGCCCACAGGTACTCATGGATGAGCAGCTCGTTCGGTACGTTCGTACCCGCCACCATGATGTTAGAGGTGGTCGAGGACACCATAAAGCGGAACGGCCCCTGCACATACCGTGGGATGTGGCTTGTTACGTCGTCCGCCACGTACTGGCTGTCGCTGTACTGGCTGGGCACCATCTCATGCACGCCGACGTAACCGAGGCTGCGTGGCGCACCAAAGAAGATGCTACGCCCTGCGGCGGTAGGCTCTGCCATCGTGTCCACCTCGTACCGGGTCATAAGCGACACGTTAGCGGTGCGGGGTGTCACCAGAGAGCCACCGGGGATGATCCCCTGATAACGCCGGGAGAACATCACCAAGTCTTTGTTGAAGTTAACCGCGTACTCGTACGGCGCTGTCAGGCTACCCTGCGCGGCGACCTCAATAGGGTCGTTGTCAGCGACAGACGATAGCGTACTGCGGAACCACCTCAAAGGGTTGTCACTGGCGGACAGGCACGCGTACTCGTTCGAGAGCAGCACCAAGCGGCCTTGGAACGCAGCCATACCTGTGATGCCGTCTGTGGCGAACTTCAGCACCGGGTTGGACTTCGCGTCCCCTGCTGCCCGGCGCTCGTACGATGGCGTTGCGAGGGTGTACACACCTGCCGAGGAGCGGAGGAGCTGAAGCGGCATGTTTGACATCGCGACCATGTCAATCCATGCACTGTCCTCCACCCAGACCTTACGGGCGTCGTCGTACCGATAGTACGTCTTCACGTTCCCAGAGCCTGTGGCGATGATCAGGCCGTCTGCTGCTGCAAGGCGGGCGGGTAGCTCGGCTGGGTCACGGATACTCGCTGCGTTGCTTCCACGCACGTACGAGCTACCAGAGACACTGGATACGGTTAGCTTGGTCGAAGTGGACTTCAGCGTAACGTACGCCCCTGTCTGGGTAAGGGTCAGGCCAAACGCAGCCCATGCTGTGGCGGCCTGTGTGCGCAGCTGAGTGGCGATGTACTCAGGAGAACTCAGCGCAGCGTCTCCAGACGCGGCCCCGCTAGGTGTGGTGTACGTCACATCAGCAGACACGCCTGTGTCGCGGTTCGTCACCGTTACCCGGTACTCCTTGGAGAACACGCCTGTAACGATGTAGAAGTACCCCATAAGGTCTGGGTTCGGATACAGGCCCTTGTCGGTGCTGTCCGCGACTGTGGGCTTGCGCGTCACGTTGCAGAGCCACACAGCGTCGTTCAGGGTCACTAGGCGGATGTCACGTGCGCTGGCGGAGGTTAGGTAAGCGTTCGTCAGGCTCGCCAGCAGTGTGCCGCTGTTCTCCTCTACGACACGGATACTACCGGACCCGGTGTCCACGATGATCGACACAGAGACGCCGCCCATGTCGGTGTTATACTGCTTCACCTTGGCCGCGTTGCTGTAGGCGCCAATGGCGCTGATAACGCCCACACCGGGGCGCCTGCGCAGCCCTGCGACTAGGTCGCTGGTCATGTTGAACTGCGCGTCTAGCTGGCCGGGTAAACGATCCTGCGGGGCCTGCTGGCTTACGCCAAACAGGAGGTTCTTATAGCTTGATTCGTTGTACGCCATTACGGCTCCTTACGTGCGCAGGGCACGACGCCAGCGGGCTACTTGCTTACGCTCCCGGCTGTTCTGTTTGCGGCTGATGGTGTGGTCCCCGTTAAGCTGCTCTAGGAACTCGTCACGGCGGGCCGCAAGGTTCTTGGCGATGTCGTCGTCCCCGATATCCGAGACGTACGTGTCGTACGCAGCGCTGTAGGCCACAGCGTATTGACAGACCTCCGGCAGTTCCTCGAAAGGGATATCTATGATCAACCGACCATTCACGGTCTCGTTGACGAACTGGTCCCCGGTGTCGGTCAGGCGTACACACTTCCCGATCCACGAGAAACGCGGCTCCTCTGGGAAGAACTTCAGACAATCGGCGGGCGTCTCTACCCTGCCCTCGGTGTCCGGGGCTAGGCTGTGCTTGTAATACGTGTTGAACCAATACCCCTCAGAGAGAAGGCGCACGCGTGCCTCATCCAGAGCAGGTAGGGCAATGGTCAACGTGCTGTACTGCTCATCAACGCTCGTTACGGGGATTTCCCCGATCTTGCGCAGGATGAGGTTAATTGCGTCGAGTAGTAACATGGTTCACCGTCTACGAAAAAAGCCCCGCCCTCATTAGGAGGACGGGGCTAGGGTCTTACGGGTTGGTCACAGTCACATCGACAACCGCAGCAGCATCAGGACGACGCTGACCGATGTTGTACGATTGGAAGGTGTCCAGCACCCACGAGAACTCACGCTTGTCTTCCCAGTAATCGCCGGTCAGTGCATGCACTTGCGCGGTAACGAGGGTCAGCGACGGGATGATAGTGATCATCCGGCGACGAGCTTGGGCGGCGGTCATGTTGAACGCAGAGCCCAATGGGTTGTTGGTGATGGCGGCAGTTACGACGCGTGGTGTTTCCACCAGCTTGACGCCGTTCAGTACCGCGATACGCGAACGAGCGTAATCGTTCACACCGCCCAGAGCTTGGAACTCGACGTTCATCAGCTTCTTGTGTTCGAGCAGGATGGTGAAGATCGCCGGGTCAGTGTAAGTGATGGCCTCGGAGTACACGCGGTCGCCCAAGTCGCGGGCAATCAGCTGCTCCAGACCTTTACGGTGGGCACGTACCAGAATGTCTGCGTCAGCTTCGCCGGAAGCAGGCAGGCCGCTCACGGTAGCAGTGGTCAGCACGCCGTTGTTGAACGAGCCTTCCAGACCGGTAGGGACGACGAAGTCCGCGCACTTGGCCGCTTGAATCAGGCAAGCTTGGTCGAACTGCTTCGCCATAGCGGTGCCGTCGAGTTCAGCAATTTCTTTGCGGTATTGCAGGTCGGTAGTCCAGTCGTCGAACTTGTCGAACTCGTGGCGGAGGTACAGCACGGTATCGACGGTCAGGTTGAACTTATCGTTCACGACCTTCGACTGTACCAGCGCCTCGCCGGACTTACGGCCACCTACTTTGACATCGCCGAAGCGGTCAATGCGGGCAGTGTTGGTGCCGCGCAGATTGCGGATGTTCATCACGTTCGCAAGCTGCGAGCTGTACGCGAACGTCTTATCAACGATGCCCAAGTGCTCTTCGATGTGGATATCGACATCGGAGTTAGGACCGCCCCACTGTGGACGGGTCAGGTTGGTAAGTGCAGTCATGTTTATTCCTTAATGGTTGTTCAGATGGTTGGCCTTGCAGCCAACGTCACAAGCCTTGGGATTTGCCCAGCATGCGCAGGGTTTTCAGTTGGTTGTACTTCTCTTCCGAGATGTTGCGCTCGGAGATTGCCTTGATGTACTCAGCGTTGCTCAGGCCCTTTTGATTGCCCGGCTGACCGAGCGGCGGTGCGTTGTGGGCGACGATGGCGCCTGCCTGCGTGGCGTATTCCATGATGCGCTGTGCAGCAAACGTCACTTTGTCCCGCAACCCGCTTTCGAGCATGCCTACGATGATCTTGCGTTCTTCCGCTGAGGCGTGCTTGTTGAACGCGTCACCGGCAGCATCCCACTGCGCCTGACCACCGGCTAAGGTGATAACGGCGTTAACGGTTTGCTCCGCGTAAGCGTTCGTGTAACTCAGCACACCCTCAGCAGTTTTGATAACTGCGTCGGCCTTGTCGCCTAAGACATCCTTGAGGTAAGCGCGGTCGATGAATCGGGCATCGCCCTCTTCAGCAGCCGTGCCGAAGGCGCGGGCCATATCGACCTTGTGCTCTGTGCAGAAGGCGTCAAGGTAGTTCACAGCTGGCGCTAGGTTAGGGTCCTGCGCCAGCTCCCCAGCCATTGCCGCTACGGATGTACTCTGCGCCACCGGCTCACTACCCGGCACCTTGACAGGCTCCAGAGTAGGGACCACAGGCGGTGCCGCGTTAGGATCAACGGCGGGTGCTGTGACATCTTTCGGCTGCGACACATGCGACAACATCGGGTTAACCGGTGGGATCACGGGTGCGGCAGGCGCTGGGGCTGCGGGTGCTGGGGGTTGTGCAACGGGGCCTTGATCAATCGGCGTTACCACAGGCGCTGGCGCGGGGGCCGGTGCTGTGGTCGCTTGTTGAACACGGCCCTGTAGGCCCGCTGGCAGATTCTGTACATTCTCGGTCATGGTTCATCCTGCTGGGTTGATTGCCTGCTGCCCGTTCTGGATCAGCAATGCACTTGCGGCGTCCTGCTGCTGCGCGGCTGCGTCCTCCTTGGCTTTCGCCTCGGCGGCTAACACATCCGGGTCTTTGTACAGCAGGGATGTATCCACACTGCGGGCGTTGTAAATCATGTTCATGACCTTCGCGCCGTCGATGCGGTTGTCTAGCTGTAACAGGGCTGGGACGATTGCTGCGGCCTCTTGTGTGGCTGCAAGCAAGTTCTGCACGGCCACAGCACGACTGAGCGCCTGTGTGCCGGTGATGATGCTTGGCTTGTACGCTTTCGAGACAAGGCCCGGCATCAGTGCTGCGGATACCTCGGACATCGTGAGATACGCAAGCGGGGTCTGTAACGACTCAGCCAAGAGCGAGTACACGCCTCCTAGCGCCGCTTCTGCTTCACGGGCCAACGCTCGAATTTCCTCGGCGGTGACACGCTCAGCGTCTCGGGTGTTCCCGGTGTACATGAACGCTTGACTCAGGCGCTGGATAACCTCTCCTAGCGAACCCCGAATTGCCGCGATCTTGTTATAGTCCCCGCGCTCGTACGAGGTGATGGCCGCAGTCTTGCCGCGTACGTAGTCGCCTACGTCTGCCTCTTGGTACTCGTCGATGACTCCGCCTGCGGATTCGTCAACAAGGTTCAACAAGGACAGCGCCTCCAGCTCATACAAGCCGAGCTGCTCAGACACCAATGACAACTTGGCGAAATCGCCGGTAAAGTCTTCTACCAGCCCTGTACCGTAATGCTGCCCGTCGTCGAGATTCCACGTCGCCAGAATCCACGGCGATAAGTGCTCGGGGTAGCTGGACTCCGGGCCGACGCGAATACCGTCAACCTCGTTCCATACCACCACACGCGGATTCACCACGCCCGGCTGTTTCTCAATGACGGTGTAAAAGTCCACCTGCTGGTCAGGCTTCATCCTGCCGGGGTTCTTGGCCTCGTAATCAGACTGAACCTCTGGCGGCAACTCATCAAACTTGAACAGTTGCTTGAGGACCACACAGCGGAACTCGCCCGCAGCTGTGCGCCGGACTGCGAATGACCGCACCGACCACACTACGCACTTGCTTGACGCTGGGTCTCGATACGCGAGCATGTTGCCCGTTACGATCAGCAGCTTGATGATGCGGGTGAGCTTGGCAAGCGCGCCGTTCAGGAACAGACGCTCCCCGGCTTCCCGGTCAACCTGTGCCAGCATGTTTGCCAGCTGTTGGTCATCGACGTTCTTTTCTGCCGCAGCCTGTTTGAGTTCTTTCGTAATGGTGTTCTTGAAGAACGGCACACCAGTAGGGAACAGAGCCGCTACGAGCTTCGATGAGGCGTTGTTCAACAACACAGCGCCGACAGATTGAAAGTCGTGCTCAATCTCTTGCGGGCCACTTTGCAGCGGGTCAACCATAAGGGACGGGAGAGTAAACCGCGCAAACTGCTCGCATTTCTTGATTACGTTTTCGTCTCGGTACTGTGACCAGAGTTGTGCGGCGGTTGGCTTCCCCTGTCTCATTAGGCGTTAATCCCCAGTGAGGCAGCGACGCCGCCCGGCCCTTGTTTCTTCCGCTTGTTCGTAGTCTGCGCAGCTAAGCCTGTGGCCGTGCCGCCGACTTCCGTATCCGGGACGTTGTTCAAGGAGAGGTCCACGTTCGCGTTCTGCGCGGTGGCATTCATCGCGGCCAATAGCTCGCGCTGTTGTTGCGCAGAGGCTGCTGCCTCGTCGCTCATGCCCTTCATCCCTGCGCCGGTCAGTGTGTCCAACAGGCCCGTACCGGCGCCCAGTGGGTCAACAATCTTCCGGCCCCAGCCGTTACCGCTCAAGTCGGTAGCGCCGAGCGAAGCAACCTTCGTCACCTTGTTTGCAAACTTTTTAACTTTCTTTCCCATGCAACCGCCTGTACGTGATTGCGTACCGACCGACACCGAGGCGATGTGTGTACGACAGCACGGGTAATTCCCAGTACTGCGCAACCTTCACCGCAAGGCGCATGAACTGCCGCCCGATTGTTCCCCGGTGGTCGGGGAGTACATAATTCCACATGACGCTAAGGCATTGGCCTACGTGCAGGTCTTCGTCTGGGACGAGCACCGCACAGCCCACTAAGCGCCCCTCTTGATCTTTTGCCACCAACTCGACGCGCGTATGCTGCTCAGTCTCGGCACATACCCTCGCAGAGATTGCTGCGAAAGAACCACCCCACCCAAGCTCAGGCGTTTCTGCCAGAGCCTCGGGGAGTAGTTGCACAACGTTGGTGGCTTCACCGGCATCGAGCGGTAGAACGCTAACGTTCATCACGTAGGTTCCTTGGTCGCACGTACCCGATGTTCTTACGTACCAGTTCAAGCACTCGCTGCTCACCTGCCGCTAGCATTACCTCTGATAGCGTATGAGTATGCTGTATCACCATTACTGGGAATGACTGTACTAGGTACTTATATTGTTCTTCTGAGAATGTAGGTATAGGATTACTGGTATCTTTCTTCACCCTTTCCCTCTCCTTACCACTGTATGTCACATTAGGTTCAGCAGAAGAAAAACTCGGAATTGACTACGTCTGAGAGGTCTAGTTTACCCTCACCACTGTATGTCACATCTAACCCGAGCTGCTCCGCCAAGTCGTTGAGGTGGTCTTTGCAGGTGTACAGATGCACGAACGCAAGGCGTATTTGCTTGTGCATCTCGTCAACGTCCCCCGGATGTGTTCCGAAGCTGTCGTGAATGCACACCATGTCCAGCCCAAGATCACGCATACGCAGTGCAGTGAACCCCAGATGCGCACCATCGAGGCTGTGCACGAAGTTTGGTGCTATGGCGTTTTGCATGCGGATAGGTTTGGTTGTGTCGAGCTGCTCATACATCACAACGTACTGCATGCCGCACGACCTTACCGCCACACGCTTGACCGTCTCGTCTGGGTAGTCGTGGTTAACGAACATACCGATTGGCGTGTTCCACTGGATCGGCGCCTTACGGTCCATCTGACGCGTCAGAGCACGGAGCCAACGCATTGCGGCAGCAGCTGACGGTACGGTGTCCTCAATGGCACGGAACATGAGCTTTGCCATGTACCCCGCCATCTTCGCCATACTGACGCCGGGCATCTTCCAACCCAGCTCATCCAACTTGCCCTCGATACCATCCGTAACGCTGGTCAGCGTGGCGCCGTACACGTACGTCATAACGGGCGCCTTCGCCATGTCTCGCGACACGCCTATGTCCAGCCAGTACTTGGCGTACTCGTTACCGCCTGCGGCGTCCCTCTGGGCCTGTAGGAGCGCCAGTTCCGCCACCCTGCGATAGATGTCCGCCTTGACCTCGCCGCCTGCTGTGAGGTTCACGTACGCACCGCCGACCTCATCCCGGAGCATCGCGGAGAAGTGCTGAAGCCCGGAGCAGGTCGCGTCCATGTGGACGGCCAGTCCGGTACAGTACGTCGCCGGGTTCCCTGATGCGAACGCGTTACGCAGCTCTATGGCAGCTGCTATGGCGCAGAACGGGCTATCCGCCTGTTGGTACAGGGCAGAGTGCTCGGGCCGCTCCAGCCCCTGCTGTAGCTCGTCCCAGTGCTGCTGCGTCCATGCTGCCCTGTCCTTGAACCGCACCTTGTCGAACCCGAAGCAGTTCGCTATATGCACCTGCAACCAATGCACCCCACGAGGCCCTAGGGGCTTCTTACGGGCGAATTGGATAACCGCCTTGGCTGCGTCAGACCCTTGCGGGTTCGGCGTGCCACGGTAGTACAGACGACCCCTGCCGTCTAGGAAGACGGGGAAGTACGCATCGTGCTTGCTGTACCGGTTCACGTTCTTGACGAAGCTCGACATTTCCCACACGTGGGACTTGTGCTCTAAGCGCGCCTCGTGCCAATTCGTGGTCCGGCGCTTCCATGCGCGGAACATCTCTAACTCTGCCTCGGTGCCGGTGGCTTTGTCCCAGCCCTCCGGCATTGGGAACTCAGGCTTAGGCGGCGGCTGTAGCGTCACCATGCCCAGCGCTCCGCCGCCCTCCGACCACACACGTTGCACGTGGGCGTACACCTCCGGGTTCATGCGGTACGGGATGCTCTGCAAATAGTTCGCGTACTCATACACCTGCGGCATCTCCTCGCGGGAGCACCGCTGCCGGTACGTGCGCTGCATGCCGCGTCGAACACGGCGCTTGGTCTGCAACAGCGGGAACTTCAACTGCCGACGCTCGGTGAGGTAGCCACCGCCTGTGGTGCCTTCCCACGGGATCGGCGGCACGATCATGATACAGTCCATCGGCGTGACCATGCGTTGCATCTCGGCGCTGTCAGACAGGAACGCTAAGATGTTCGCCGGTATGGTGTACTGCACCAGATGGCCGCGAGAGTTCGAGCTACGTTCCAGCTCCACCAGTCCGGCATCCATGCACGCCTGTAAACCGTGCTTACCCAGCTGTAATAGGTCAGTGTCTGACAGTTCCATGTCGTACTGCCCGGACATCACGTTCTTGACGACGCGTGCCAAGGTGCGTTTAACGTGCGCCGGGCTGCTGATGTTTGCCTTACTCAGCGACTTCAAAGCGGCGTCGTAGTACGCCGGGCTGATGTCCGCAGCCTGCGACACCTGCACCTCCGCAACCCATGCCCGACCGATTGCCACACTGATGCGCTGAATCGTTGCCGGAGATGCCTCAGAATGTCTCATCGTGGATTGCAAGATCAGCGTCATGGTACACCGCAGCGCAATCACTGCCGCCACGTCTGCCGGGATCATACGCAACCATCCCCGCACCTTACCGCCGACCCCGCGAATCACCTTAGACTGCTCGGCCTCAAGACTTGCCCGCACGTCCGAGAACATGCGACCAATCAGCGCTTTACCACGTGGTAGCTTGTCAATGTCCCCCTTTGCGATTATCTCCGCGTGGTCGCGGATGGCTTGAGCGGATGCGGCATCATCTGCCGCTATCTCCATGCGTTGCTGTTCTGCGATGAGGTCCACGACGTTACCTTAGAGCGTGTTGTAATCCGACTGAATGTCGCCCATTTGTTGTAAGGTAATGTCGCCATCGTCCAAGGCTTCTTTAGCCTGCTTCAACACTAACTTGGCCTCTTCGTGGTTGCCCGTGTCTACACACGCTTGCATGTCGTTGGACAGGCGGTTATACGGCGAACGGTAAATTTTGCGTGGGATCATTTCTTAAACTTCCTGTCGTACCAATCATAAACAAAGTGAGCTGAGACAATACCCAGCGAGCCGCCCCAGCCGGAACTAAATAAGTACCAGTGAATCGGAAGTGTGTTGTTAGCTATCGCGTAAGTGCCAGCAGTCTGGGCGAACATAATCGCCCAGCTGACAAAGAACGACGCTTTCCAATTGTTATCCCGCATTAACTTGGATTGCAGCCCTAACAGCAGTACGGCTGCATAAGCTGCGGTGAACACTGTTAGGGCTGCGAGCATGTTAACTCCGCTTCAAGAGCGCATCCCCATTAGGGAACGGGAACGGACGGTCATCGGTCAAAGTACCGGCCTTTTCTGCATCGATGATGATTGCAAGGCAGGCCATTGCATGGCCCAAGTTATGTACGCCGCTGTCGCTGGCGTTGTCTTCCTTGCAGTCAAAGTACTGCCCGATATGGCGAAGAGCAGCGTCTACATACACACTTGCCGCAACGCCCTTCTCTCGCCAGTTCGCTGGGCCGTACTTCTTGGCCCCATCTTCAAGCGCCCGGTTTACTTCCACACTGGCAGACAGCGGCAAGTACCGTAGGCTGAACTTCTTAGCGCCTTGTGCGGACTTCGGGTTCCCGTCGGGGTACGGTTGCCCAGCAACGGGCAATGTGTCTGCGGGTACATACTTAAAGCTAGGACTGACGTAACTACCGTCAGACTGTTTCCGCAGACCACGCGCCACCCGCGAATTACCGTCCTCGTCAGCGTATAGAAACCCCGTGTCGGTTGACACGTACCGAATACGCCCGACAGTTGAAGCTGGGTGTGTGCAAACCACTTTAACTAGATTCACGTTAGTTACTCAAAGTTGCCTTTCGTACTTGTGTACTGTTCCTTGTGTAACGGCCACGGCTCCAGCCATGACAATCGTTGCATAGGTACAGCTCGTACTTACCGGACTGTGTGAAAGTAAACCCATCGTGTTGCAAGTCATGCGACCCACACTTAGGGCAAGCCATTTTGTCACTGTCCTTGTAAACAGCGACGTTAGGGTGGCCGACATACCAAGGGCGCAGTTTCAGGTACAACTCTTCCATAGAGGTGACGTCCGGGATGTTGTAATCCCGCATCTCGTCCCACGCTTCCGGGTTGCCTTTCATGCACTCGGCCCACAACATAAAGCCGGGGAACTTGGCGTGTTGGTTCTTGCGCTCGTCCGTAAGCCCCGCACTTTCGCCCGTCATCCACTCCAACTTGTTTGATGTGAACATGAACTGTTGACGCGCCATCAACAGTGTGTCGATGACTTTGTAAGGGCGCGGAGGGCGGAAGCCTGCCATGATCAAACGTGCCTGAATCTTCGGCATGTCAAACCGCTTACCGTTCTGGCCGATAACGATATCGGCTTCGTTCAGCAAGTCCCACAGCGGCTGCATCAGCGACGAATCATCGTGCGGCGTATCGCGGATATCCTTGTAAATGATATCCGGTTCGCCCAACCACTTCGCGCAGAACGACAGAATGTTCCACTCTCTGGCGATTTGGTTAAGGCCGACGTTCTGCTTCCACAGCGACCACACATACGCCATCACTGGCGCGGTCTCGATGTCGATCAGCAGGATGCGCGGGCCGTCTGGCTCTACCTGCACCTTACGTGCCTTTGGCGTGTGCAGGCCCAGCTCAATACACCAAGCGCGGGCCAGTTGGCGGGAGACTGAGGGGTAGTTCGTACCCACACCCATAGGGCGCCCTACCCACGCTAAACGCCGCGCAATCGTCTTGAACTTACCGGGCGACAGTTCGTAAGCCGCCCTGATTTGATCATCCGTGAACTGAGCACGGATTGGTGCATGCTTACTCATTGTTCCACCTTGGGTTTAAACGACATGGTTTTAACTTTCGATTGAGCGCGCTTCTCAGCGGCGCGGGTGTTGCGCTTCAGCCGGGCAGCGACTGCCTTTTGCTCTGGCGACTTGTGGCCGGGGTACATGTACCCAGTACCGCCACGCTTGTAGTACGCCAGTAGGTTTTCAAGCCACGGAACAATAAGCTCGTAGCTCATCCCCTTGGCGCCCCACCGGCCCGCCGCGTTAGCTACCTTGCCTTCCGCAGCGTTGCAGCTCCTGTGCAGAACCCCGCGTACCTCGCCGCTCTCGTGGTCGTGGTCCACGCAGCCTTCCTTGGCCGTGCTCAGGTCAATAGGCCGCTGGCAGAGCAAGCAAAGCCCACCCTGATCCTTGAGCAGCTTAACGGTCATCGCCTTGAGGTTGGTGCGGGGGATGGGCTTTAGTGTCCGGTTTGCGCCCTGCGGCGGTACTTTAGCAATTTGTTTAGGCGCTTCAACGTTATCGGTCGAAGCTTCTGCCCTTGCGCCGAGCCGCACGCCAGAATCCGCGCTTTCGCCACCTTCCACCACAGGCCGAGATGCGCCCGCTTGACATGCTGGCGGTAGTCCTGCGAGCTTTGGTAATTCATTCATTGTCATCCTCTGCTTCGCGCTGGCGCTCTGCCGCCTCTTGGCGCTTGAGTACCAACACCTCTTGGTGGTAGCCGTGCAAGTCGTCCATCCATTGTTTCAGGGGCGGCAACAAGTCCAGCTCGGTTATGTACCGATGCGCGCTGTCGGTGTGGGAACGCCTCAGCCACATCATCTCGGCTTCTGCCAACGGGTTTTGCCGGTGCTTGGCGTAAGCTGTGAGTACAAGGTTTGCCGCTTCGCTCTCGTCCTTGATTGGCATCAGCAGGTCTAGTGCACCACGTTCCGCTATAAGCTTCCCGTTATAACGCTCAAGCCCTCGCACCCGGTCGGCGGTATCTCCCATGAGCATCTGCGCCCAGAAAAATTTCGTACCGTGCCCTACAACCTTGAGCTTACCGGCCTCTGTGAAGTCCTCACCGATCCACCCGAAGCGGTTATCAATGAAGTCTGTCATGCCGGTTTTCAGCTCGAAGTACGGGCCGGGTGCTAGCCGCATGTCCTTGTCTTCTGACCACACCACGGAATCATCGCCCATGCGGACGCTGTCCATGATGATGCCGTCATCAGCTTCCCAGTAATGGTGAAGCTCGCACCACCACTCATTAGGCAGCTCGCCAGTCTGCCGCTCTAGCGCATCCGCCACAGCCTGTCTGAGAGGCTCTAGGAGCGGCGGTTTAGGCGAGCCGCCCCGCTTCTCTTGGTAAGGCCAGAACGTGGGGTACAGCTTGCGGTCGGCCTTCTTGGACCCCTTCGCGGTGAGGTGTATGCGCACATCTGAGCAATTCGTCAGGAACTGCGTCTCCAGCACAAGCTGGGTAAATCTGCGCATCGCCGTGGGTAGCGTCTTGGCCGTCGTGACGGCGCGGTAACAAGGACCGTCGCCGTCTAGGATAAGCGTACGCGTACCCGGAATAGGCGGGTCGAACTGCGCGGGGAGCGCAGCCAGATCAACACCTTTAAACAGCCGCGTCACAGGGTAGGGATATTCGGCAGCGTAGGCACGCTCAGCGCTGCTACATCAGGCACCTGTACCGGAGTGCTCACCGCTGTACCGCCGTCGAATGGGACATCAGGCAGCGACGTAGGCACCGTGGGGACGCTCACGTCTGGCAGGCTGGTAGGCACGGTCGGGATACTTGGCGTGACGTCGGGTGCGTTCGCAGAGTCGTCCGGGTCTTGGTCACCTTCGACACCGCCGGTCAGGTCTGGCAGCTCACCGCCCAACATCTGTTCAAGCGCGGAGCCACGGAAGTTCGTTGCCTCCAAGCACTTGGCCTGCAAGAAGTTCTTAGACTTCCCGGTCTTCTCGTTCGTGCCTTCGATGAACAGCGTGTCCCAGCATTCCTTAGTCGGGCTGTCCCACAGGAACAGCTGGTAGCTGTCGTCCGGCGCTTCGGGGATTGGGTAAGGTTGACGCGTTAACTGATCGAACGGCGGCAGCAGGTTCTTCCAGTCAATCTCGTTGTACGGCTGGCCCGGCTTGCCGTCCTTGGGTTTGCCGACTTTCGACAGGATCGGTACGAGGAACTTGTGACCGAGGAACTGCGCGAAGTTCTTGAACGAGCTGTCCTTGCGCCAGTTCAAACGGTCAAAAATGATCTTCGCCTTCGACTTCTCATTATTGCCAATGGTCAAGTCAAAGCTGTTCAAGATAGTTGGCGTAATGGTGCCATCTTCCTTGAGCGTGTGGAACAGGGTCTCGGGGCGCTCTTTCTGCGGCAGCGGGTTCTGCGGGTCAGAATCACCCCAGAGCGCGATCCCCATACGGAACACCATTGCCGGTGTTTTGGCCTGCCCTTGGTACTCGCGGGCATGCTTACCGAACTCAATGTACCGCACGAGCTGAGCCATTGCCATACCACCCGGCAGGATGCGACGTGCGCCGCCACCACCGGAACTCGTCTCGCTCATGTCAACTTCAACGAGCGCGGCGTTCTGGGCTGCGAGTGCTTGAAGTTGTTGCAGTTTAGTTAGTTGCGTCATTACTTGGCCTCGTTGTGTTGCTCAATGATTTTGTGGAACTTCCGCTGTGCTGCGCGCAGGCTATGGCAGCGCACTGTGCAGTGCGGACCAAGCGTGTTACCCGCGCCCCAGACGCAGTACCCGACGTTGTACGTGCGGGTTATGTCTGAGTACCGGATGCTACCGAACACCTGCCCTACGCTTACATGCTCGTTAAGCTTCAATGGATTTTCTCCTTGGCGTACATTGACGGCCCGGCTTCCGCAACAGCAGGGAACGGTACGTGCGAGATGTTGTAGCCAAGCTCTCGGGACATATACAGCGGCGCGTCTTCCAAGATGGCCTTGGCTGCTAAGCCGACTTCACGGAATACATCTTTGTGACAGTCGAAGTACAGCGCGTCGTGTACGTTGTTGATGATGAAGAACTTGCGGAGGAACTCTGGGTGCTGGATAGCCCAGCGCATTACACGCCCGGCGCTGAGGGTCATCAGGTAGCCCGATTCACCTTGACACCAGTAGTTCGCAATCTGCGTCG